CCCCGCCAATCGGGACGATGGTGATGGTCTCCGACTCTGCCGTGGTGATGCTGTACACGTCACCAATACGCCGCACCTTGAGGCGCCGGTCGAATGCTGTGATGCGCCCCTTCACGGAGTCGTTGAAGTTGTGGGCGTTCGCCTCGGCAAGCGTGTCCGCGATGACCACTTCATCGCATTCGACGTACCCCCAGCACCGATCGGCCTGGCCGGGCTTGCGTACTGTCCACCAGTCCGGGGTGAGTTCCGCAGCTACGGCGCCGAACGTGACGGCGTATCCCGTGGGCGTGGGTGTGACGTATGACCGGCAGTGAGGCCACATGGTGGCCAGCTGCATCGCTACGTTTGGGGCGTAGGTGTGATCCATGGGTGGGTTCCTTTCGTGTGCGCCTGGCTAGTGCTGCCCGACGTAGCGGCGTGGGTTGAATGGCTCGAGCACGTACAGCCATGCTGATAGGCGCTTGAGTTCGGTTCCGAGTAGGCGAGTGTCGCCGTCGTCCAGGTGCCACCATGGGCCGTGCTTAACCCATGGCTCGTGTAGGTCGTTGTAGACGGTGGCCCCGTCGGGCATGCGACGCATGTCTGCGTGCGTGATGAGGCGGTGCTCGAGTGGCGCGTTAACTGGCACGATTCTCCTCTGCCTTGATGGCCCGCTCGAGGTAGGTTGCAGCCTTACGCAAGTCCTCGAGGCGCTTGCTCGCATCTCCCTTGCGGCCGAACCTGGTGAGGTACTTCCCGGCGTTCCACAGATGAGGATTGTCGGGGAAGAGGGCATCAAGTAAGTCCCAGGACTGTAGGTCAGCCGAGAACGCGGGCGCCCCATTGGCGGCCAATGCTTCTCCTACCCAAGCGTAGTGGGGCGGACCGGGCACCTGGACGGCACTAGCCGGGGTGCACCCCGGGTCGACGGCGTCATAATCTTCGTAGATCAGGACAGTGACGTCGTGAGACTTGAGTGTCTTGATGACCGCTTCCGTCGCGGGGGTGTTGGGCCAGCCGACGAGTCGCACCACGGCATTTACGCCAGAAAATGGCGCGCCGAAAGTTGAGGCGCACTCGCGATCCCAGTGAATCGTGAGCGAGCAATCATACTTAAACACAAACCAGGAGGGCAGAGACGAGTCGACCACGGCGTGAGCATTGGCGGCAAGCCGATAGTCCAACTCCTTGGTCACGTCTGCGCCCCTGAGGTCAGTGCCGTCCTGCAGGTAGATAATGTCCGAGAATGTTGCACCATCGGCGATGACACTCTCCAATTCTGGGATGTTACTGACTTGATAATCCATCACGGTCTCCTTTCTAGGTCCCGCGCCTTGCGGGTCACCTATGGGCCACCTAGACCATTAATCGGATCACAGCAAGCCTCTAGCGGTAGTAGTAACTAGTAGGGCGGTCTAGGTGACTCATAGGTGGGCAGACTGTATCGACTACGCGAGGACGTATCCGTGCGTGCGGTGCCTGCCACCTATGGCCATTCGATCTCTATGTAGTTCTCAACCAACGTGCGCAAGCGTTATTCAACGGCGGGCCGTGTTTCTGCTGCGCGACTCCTCTAGGTGAGGTGGAGCGGCCGCGACACTGCGTGGCCGACCATCCCGACTAGCTGGCTTGTGTCCTCTCGAGCGCAACCTCGAATGCCTCCCCAGCGAACCGGACCGCTACGTCATCATGCCCGCGAACCTCACCGCTCGAGTACACCTGAACCTCATTGCCGTCCTTGCTGGCCCTAAGGCCGCCGCAAGTAGACGACTCGAGGATAGGGCGAACATGCCAACCATTAGCGCCGAGCACATTAGCCAGTGCTGCAAGCGCATTAGCGCGCTGTTCGGCATCAAGCAGCATATGAGTCATAACCTCAACGCTAGTCCACTCGCGGCGCCGCTCAGCCCAGTACTTAACGTTCATTGAATCCTTGGCTGACACCTGCGCGATCGCTTCGCGGCGGCGTGTACCCAGAATATTGCGCACTTCCAGGCTGTGTGTTGCGTTGGCGGCATGCCAACTACCCGAAAGGGCCTTGTCTTCGCTCGCGGCCGCCTTGAAGGCGGCGGCGACGCGCTCACTGATAGTGCTCATTGCTCCTAGTCCTCCAATTCAGGCGTTGATGATATAGGGGGTGGCGTCACTCACACTCAGGTCTCCGTGCACCCAGTTCTCTTCGCCGTCTGCGTCCACGCTGTAGATATCTACGAACACCATTGGCGTGCCATCCCATGAGAGTTCCGCGGTGACGTATGCGTGGCGCGCACCGTCAGCGAAGACGACGATGTACTGATTCGTGTTCGGGGATGTGGTGACCTCAAAGTCCATGCCTGCCGCTTCTAGGCGGAACTCGAGGTCTTCGACTGCCGTTTCCAGTGTGTCAGCTAGGCGATCTTCGGTGGCGATCATGGCGATACTCCTATGTGTGTGGGTGAGTTTCGTGCCCGGCGGGGGAATCGGACCCCCGCTACAACCATTCGGGCTACCTGACTGCCGTCAGGAGATTGCGTACAGGACGGCGGCGGCAACGTCCCCCTGCGACCAGCACGTCACGTCACTCACCGTGTCAACGTCGATCACGCGGATGGGCGACTCAGGGTCGTAGTCCTCCACCAGCGCCACATTGTCGGACTCACTGGTGGAGACCTTAGTGAGGCGGTCGCCGTGGTCGAAGTGGGGCCGCCAGTGGAAGCGCTCAACCAGCGCCGCCCAGTCGTCCTGCTCGAAGTCGGTCGCGTTGCAGAGCACCTGCCACGCCTCAGCCGGGCCCTGGTAGGCCAGCTGAGCGGACTCGAGGACCGCCTCGAGGTCGGTCATGGTGACCGACTCGGAGGACAGGGGGTGGTACGCGACGGTGAACTCGAGGTCGGAGTCGATAGGGGCGTGGATAGTGACGTCATCGCTCCCGTAGGAGAGACGCATGTCCAGCATGCCATCGGAGACGTCGATCCCGAAGTCGCCCGTGTATCCGGCAGCCCATGCCTTTCGGGCCAACGGGAAGGACAGGAGCGCGGCGGCCTTGTCTGCGTCGCTGGTGATGGCGACCGTCTCAGTGTCGTTCAGGATGGTGCCTGCGGGACGGTATCCGTCCTCGGCGATCTCGAGGTGAATGTTGCCGACGCTGATGCCCTCAGTGGTCTCGCGATAGGTGACGCCCCACTCGGTGAGGTTGGCGGTGACGTCCGTGATGTAGTCGTTGGTGCTCATTGCTGTGATCCTTTCTTGGTGGAGCGGTTCGCTCCGTGCTGATGGCTCAACCATACACCCCCCGAGACGCAGTGAGTCAAGCCGGAACGGGCACCAATTTGTGTGACCTGCATCATCGAACGTACGTTCGACCACAGCGTGCACCCCACATGCCCCCGTACATGCACGTGCGCACGCGCACACGTACGCACACGCACGCACGCACGAGAGGCCGCAGGAGCCAACCTGAATGCCTTTCAGCACCCCACCCATACGTGGGCACCACCCACACCCCCAAATCGTCCCGGAGAGGCCCACAGCGCCCCCTGCGGGCAGGCACGGAAAAGCCCCCGGCCCGCCGAAGCAGAACCAGGGGCTACGGGCGACCTATCAGACAATCCTGCAAGCCGCCGCAGCGCGCCCAATCACGTCCACGTGCCGCTCATCCGCATAGGGTGCCAGCCGCTCCCACACATCGACCCCCTGCGCCGCCGCGTACCGGACGAACGCGTGTGCGACAGGCGACACCAGTCACTCGCCTTGAGCCAAGGCGACTCAACCGACGCCGAGTAGCACGCCGCTCAACCCACACGCCACCAGTGAGCCCCAATACGGTCAGCGCACCGAACACCACCACAACCTCGAGGTCATAGTTTCCTTTGGTGCCCGAATCCACAGAACCCACAACCCTGTCCCGACTAGGAGAGGAAGGCTTATCCACAACGCTACTCACAACCGCGCTCGGCGAAGCCGAGTGCACACCCGACGTAGAGCGAGTACCACTCAGCCCGGCGTTGTCCTCGTGGTCTCGCGCATCCATCTTGCGGGCCTGGCATGAGTCGGAGAGTGCTTGCGCGACGGCGGGGCCGGGCACGTACTGGTTGCCCTGGTCGGTGATGATGGTCTGCGTGCAGGCGGACTGGTTCACGACGAGCGTGTACCCCTGCCGGATGCAGGTTTCCTGCCCGTGCACGTCAACACATGCGGGCAGGCCGGGCGTGGTGACGGGGACGGTCCTTCCGGTCCACACCCAGCCCGGGTAGGCGCGGGCCTCAGGCGGCTCCGTGGGTGCGGGCACCTCAGGGGCCGTGCTCTCATCACTCTTCGTTTTCTTGTGTTTCTTCGCGGGGGTGGCGAAAGCGGTGCCGTCCGCCCGCCTCAGGTAGGACACGCTGCCGTCCTCCTCAACCAGGAACGATTCGCCCTCACCGTTACCGGCCTTGCTCGCGTCCCAAACACAGGGCCCGTACTCCTGGCCCTCATCTTCACAGGCGGGGGCCTCAGACACGTCAACGGGGGCACCAGTCTCAGCGAGCACCCACCCACCAGCAGGGGTGGCATCCTCAGCCGCATACGCGGGCACACAACCCAGTAGGGCCATAACCCCAAGCACCAGGGCCACCACCATGCGCATCGCCTTGCTCATCTCACTGTTCCTTTCGGTTCGCCCCACCGTCGGGGCCGTGTTGCTGATGACCCAAACCATACGCCACACAACACAGCTCACGTCAACCCACAACCCACAACAACCAACGTGACCTACACCATCGAACACACGTACACACAGCCACCAACACACACACGCGCGAGCACACACGCACGCGCACGCAACTAACACACCAACACACAAGCACACAAACACAGCCAACGAAAACAAACACCAACACGCCTGACCAGCACAAACACCAAACATC